AGCCAAATCGGTTTACGATGCAGGTTGGTTTGAACTGAAACGACAACTAACCTACAAATGTAAGAATGCAGGTTGCCGTTTTGAAATCGTGAATGAACGATACACTACCCAAACTTGCTCGTGCTGTGGCGATATGTCCAGTAGTCCGAAAGGTAGAGCAGGACTTGGAATAAGAGAATGGACTTGTGCAAAGTGTGGCACACGGCATGATAGAGATATCAACGCCAGTAAGAACATTCTTGCGGTCGGGCTTGACTGTCTGGGAGCAGGAATCCCCGAACGATAGGGAGGGGAGGAAGTCAACGTCATTTGTTTAACATTGTGCGATATCAACTCAGCTCCCCAACGGTTAACGTGTGGGAAGATATTACCCAAGCCGATGTCTCTGCTGTAGATAAACTTATCAAAATGGTGGGGCGAGAACGCCACCGTGTCAAAGCTTTTGTACGGTTTGAGCATACGGAACAAGACGTGTATTTTGCACGGATTGAGCCAGATTTTAACGTATTACCCTTGATTGAGTCGCATTTTAAAGAACGTTACGCCGACCAAAACTGGGCAATTTATGATGTTAAGCGAGGCTATGGGCTATTCTACGACAAACAGAGCGAAACGGTTCAAATGATTGTGGATGTAGATGAACAAGCACTTAGCAATCTAGAATCGGAGTACAGTGAAAATGAAAAAGCCTATCAAAAACTGTGGCAAAAATACTTTGTCAAAGTGACAATTAAAGAGCGAATTAACCGCAAATTGCATATTCAGTATTTGCCCAAAAGATACTGGAAATATTTGATTGAAAAGCAACAAACACAAGTTCGCATACAACGTTGATTTTGGAATGCTGACTAACGTCTTTAGTTACATTGACTCAAGTGAATCAGGTAACAAAAATCAAACTAATCGGCTTAAACTTACTGGCTAATTTGTGTAAAACTTTATTTTTGAAGATGAGAAATCGTGTACAATCAGTTTTGCAAATTGTGCTAAAAATATGGCAAATAAATAAAGTCAATAATCTAAGTTATTGACTTTATTATATAAAGGTGGTGGGGTCGGAGAGACTCGAACTTTTATAAATCATCATTAAAAATAAAAAACCTGTTGTTTATCAATCAATTATTAAAATAAAAACAGGTAAATTCTAGCCCATACCCAGCCCACGTAATATTGTATAATTTCTACCTTTAACTTAAGGACAAGCAATATTACTATCTTTTTTTAAAAATTTCAATAAGCAAAATAAAAAGGTAACAAAGGTAACATTTTTAAAAATAAGTTATAATATTCAATAAAATCAATATATTAAAAAAAATCAAAAAGGTAACAAGAAGGTATTTTAATAGTAACAAGTTACCTATATTAAAAGGTATATTGTACAATAGGCATATTATTGTTTTTTAAGGATTTATTTTTTTGCTACCTTTTTTATTACCTTTGGTTACTTCATTTAGGTAACAAAATATTAGTTTTAAATCAATTATTTATAATGGTTTTTCTTATTGGTTACCTTTGTTACCTTTTTATTTTATTCATGGTCAATTTTAATTATCTTTTGATCTAGTTTTTTTGCATAAATCTGCATCACTTTGCGTTTATGACTAAGCTAAAAATTAGCGGTTTTTCTAGGTCTGTGCTCCATTTTTTCTGCATCCTTATGACTTAATTATGTATATCAGAAGGGCGTGGGAGGGAGCGGCCGAGCCTGTGGTGGATTTTCAAAAAAAAATTTTTGAATTTTTTATTTTTGGTGGTTATTTTTTTTAAAAAATATTTTTATTTTTTTTAATTTATTGCTTGCTATGTTGGGCGTGTAGAGTTAGTATACACCCACTTACATTACACTTAACGCCACAGACTAATAGGAGAAAGGCATGAGTACTTTAGAAAATAGATTTACCAGTCAAGTTGATTTAGAGATTTATCAATCTCAGGTTGCCAATTTGGAGTTGTTTTGGAATATTTTAGGTGATAATATTGCTGAGTTAAAGCAGGTTCAAGACCCACAGCACGTTCATAGCATTGTGGCAAATTCTGCAGCTAAAAGTGTTAAAGATATTATTCAGATGTTGAATGGATTTTAAAGTAAAAAAATAAACCCTTAATCCAAAATTAAGGGTTTATTTTTTATTTATAAATTCTTCAAATCATATTCTCTAAAGTTTATAATTTCTTCGCCCAGTTTTGCGTTTATGTCGGTTAGAATGTTGATGATTGGCAAAATTTCATGGTAATAAAACACTTCGGCCGCCTTTTTGATGTCACCAAATCCACCTGTATTGTTGGGGACAATGCCCATTAGTTGTGGTGGTACACGATGACCTGCTAATTGGTCGTCTCGGCTTGCGATTTTTATGTTCATAAATTCATCTTTGGCAGCTACTTCAGCCAGTGGAATTACTTTAACGCCATCTGCTTTGCCATTCGGAACGTACATAAACAAATTTTTAAAGTTGCCAGCTCCTTTGCTTTCTTTGACGGCTTGTTCTAGGCTGTCTACGTCCGCCTGTGTTGTGAGTGGGTCGGATAGGTATAGGATATACCCTGCATGAGCTCCGTTTTGGTAATATTTTCTACGAAATAAGGTGGCAGACTCGTTAAGTAATATGGCATTGATACTGCTAAGATAGTCAGGTACACCATACAGTTGTTGGTCAATGTCTGGGTTGTAAATGTGTACAATTTCATCTTGTTGAAATTTGGTGGGGTTGCCGTGATACCAGTCCACATGATAATATTGGTTGTCTTTGCCTCGTCTGGTGTGTCGTGCCAATCGTGCGTTAAGTTTGGCAATTTGTCCCAGTTTGTTTTTAATTACTTGCAAATATCCATTGTTAAAGACCAAAAAGTTGGTAACAAGGCTTTCAAAATTTTGGCGGTCAAGTTTGGCATTTGGTATGTATAAACTGGTTAAAACATTGCGTTTGGTCATTAATGCCGATGTGTGATGACTGGTGGCCCGAAATAGTTTTGCCACACCATTAATGTCATATGGGTATTCATAAAAATAGCCGTTATCCCATGTAAAATGCGGACAGTAGCCATATTCCAATAGCGAACGACCGTTTAATACTGGTTCAGGGTCGCCAAAAGTTGTCATGATGATTTTTTGTTTGTCGGTCATATTTTTTCCTTAGCGGTGGACTGCGATTTTTGATTTTGTTGCTTGGGTAGGTTGTTCGGTGCTTGCTAATGGGGCGTGTTCTAGGGCATTCATGATTGCCCATGCAATGTCAGAATGTCCTGTCTCATTTGAGCGTTTTGCGATGAGAGTCATTTTGCCACCGCCTTTGGTTACGCTGTTTTTGATGGCGATAAAGGCTTTGGCAATGTCGGTATATCCTGCATCAAAGTGAAGTTTTCTACGATAAAATAGCTCTTTTACCCTTAATGCCATGCGGGTTTTGACCTCGATACTGTAATTAATTGGCGTGAAAAATGGGTAAAAGGCTTTGACGTGTTCGGCTACGGCAATGCCAGCTCCTGTTACATCAATGCCTAAAAATTCTACGTTGTAGCGTTCACATACTTTCTTTATGTATTGGGCTTGGACGTGGGGCGGTTGGTGGTCTAGGTGTTTTCGCTCTAGCACTCGGTACGGTTGATTTGGTCGTGTAGGTGGTGCGATAACTGCAATTGCAGGTTTATCGCCCGTAAAACTTGGGTCGTATCCCACCCATACAGGTTTGTTAAATGGTTTTGCACCCATTGGCTTAAAGTCTTTCCACACTTCCCAGCTGTCAATCATATTTGGTGCTAAAATGGATAATGGAAAATAGCTTTCACTATCGTCCATAAATATGCACATAAATAGATTATTAAAGCGGTCCGGGGTGTATTCTTTTTCCAACTGGTGAATATCCAGTTTGTCATAACCTCCTTTAATTGCATCTTTGACGGTTACGATTTGTCGCCATTTGCCGTCAGCACAGAGTATGGGCGTTTTGAGTTTGGCGTGGCTTGTGTCAATTTCGCCTTGAAATACGCCATCTTTACCAGTCCAAAATTGATATGCCTCGTGTAATACCGAGCTTGGTGTGGATAGATATATTTGCTGATAATGACTTTGTGAAGCCATAGCTGAAGCCACGTCCCGAAACTCTTTGAATTTTCTTATCCAAAAAAATTCGTCCATGATGACATCACCATTCCGACCCTGTGAGGTCAGGGCATTTGTCCCCATGTAGTACAGATTGACACTGGTATTGTCTTCAAAGGTGATAGTGATAGGGTCGCCTTTGAGCTGTTTGCCCAAAACTTCAAACACAAAACTTTTGATATATTCAATAAACTGGTAGGCTTGAGCTTTTGATGCCGACAAAAATATTTTATTCTTTTTGGTTTTTAACGCATTGATTAACGCCCATATTGCAATGATATAAGTCGCCCCAATCTGCCGAGATTTTAACAACATAAAAATCCGAGCAGGAGCGTGTTTTTGTTTGCCGTTTTGTTTCAGCCCGTTTAAAATTTCTACCCAGTCTTGCTGAAATTGATACAATAATATATCAAATGCGTCTGATAGAGCCTGAATTTCTTCTTCTGTGATTGGATTGGATACCTTTTCCTTTCGGTCTTTTTTGTAGCGTTCACGCAGTTTGGGGTTTAAGTCGCCACCATTGCCTGTTTCGTTATATTTATTGATTTTTGCAATGCGTTCAAGTTGTCGCATCATTTCATCAATTTCTTTGTACTCGCTATTGCCTTTTTTTTCCATGCCAATTAACGACAGCAACCGAGCTTTAAACGCCATATTCACATCTGCAAAAATATCAGCACGCACCCAACCATCACGCTTTTTCCAACTGGCAACAGTTGGTCGTGGTGTGTCAATTTCACGAGCTATTTGGGAGACATCTAAGCCTTGACTATACAACAGCCGTGCTTGTTCTCTTTTGGTGGCTAAATTTGTCATGTTCTGCTGTAGGCTGAGATTTATCTCAGCTTGTTTCTATTTATTTGTCGTTTGCATAGATTAGCCGATTATTTATCCAATTTCGCCACCTAAAAGTCCGAAACCGCCCTGTTTCGGACTTTTGCTTGTAGATTTTTCTAAAAAATCACTTCAAACTATTTGCATCTTTTATTTTTTGGAAAAAATATGGCAGATACAAATCAAGATATCCAATGGGCAGGAGAACGCACCATTAAACGCTTTCGTGTCGCTCGTGAAGGGCAGACGGTGGACGGTCGTGCTTTGACCCAACAACAAATCATTGACATGGCAGAAACCTACAACCCTGTGGAGTACACCGCTCGTATCAATGTAGAACACATGAGTGGTTGGGGTGGCTTAAAAAGCGAACAATATCCCTGTTTAGGCGATGTTATCGCCTGTGATTGCGTTTTAGAAAGTTTTCGTATCAATGGCAAAGATGTCAAATTAATGTCGTTATACGCCACGCTTTCGGCTTTGCCACAGTTGGTAGAAGCGAATAAAAATGGTCAAAAATTGTTTACCAGTATTGAATTTTATCCGAAATTTGCCGACACAGGTCGGGCGTATTTGGTCGGTATTGCCGTTACCGATACCCCTGCCAGTCGTGGTACACAGCCATTAAAATTTCAAAAAACCCAAGACACCCAAACCACCGCAAGCGACTTTATGGAGATACACATGAGTGCAACAACCCAAAACCAAACATCAGAACCACAACAACCCAGCGAATCTGAAAAGCAAACGGTTTCTAGTGACAGCTCTTTTTTAGAAAAATTTACCGCCATTTTTAGTAAAAAAGATGGCTTAACTGCTGAACAAGAAACCGCCATTTTACAAGGTTTTAGCACGCTCAAAGGCGAAATTGATGCACAAAATAGCAAATATGATGCCCTGTCTAATCAATTTAACGATTTGTCAAAACAATATGCTGACCTAAAATCCGATTTTGACAAAGTGACCGAAAACTTAAGCAAACAGACTACTGAAACACCGCTACCGCCTGTTGGTGTGGGTCATCAATTAACCGATTATTAATCATTCATTAACTTTTTATCAAAAGGAAATATTATGTACGTTTTATCTGCACAAACCCAAATGGCTCTGCAAGGTTTTCGTGAACGAGTCGCTGAACTTAATGGCGTTAGTAACCTGTCTGCCCCATTTGAAGTTGCCCCACAGCCAGAACAACGCTTGATTGAAGCCTATCAACAGTCCACCGATTTTTTGAAAAAAATTAATCTTGTGTTGGTGCGTGATGGTCATGGGCAAAAATTGGGATTAGGCTCTTCAGCCCCTATTGCGTCCACGACGGATACTCGTATTCAGCCACGCCGTCCGACCACACTTGGCGACTTGGAGGCGGTTGATGAATATTTATGCACACAGACCGATTTTGATATTGGTTATGATTGGCGAGTGATTGACAACTGGTCAAGTCTGCCTGATTTTCAAGTACGCCTGTCAAATTTGGCAGTTAAAAAAGTGGCTCAAGACCGTCAGCGTATCGGCTTTAACGGCACGCACCGAGCTAAAACCAGTAACAAACAATTATACCCAAATTTGCAAGATGTGAATATCGGTTGGCTTGAAAAAATCCGCCAAAACAATCCTGAACGCTACCTAAAAGACGTTAAAATCGGTAAAAATCAAGAATTTAAAAACCTTGATGCTTTGGTGGAAACTGCCAAAACAGAATTAATCGGTGAAGAATACCGTGAAGCCAATGATTTGGTGGTGATTACCAATGTTGGCTTGATTACTGATAGTGCTTTAGCAGTCCTGAACCAAAATCATGCCCCAACCGAACAAACGGCCGCCAACGCCTTGTATCAACGTAAACTACTGGGAACGATGCCAACCGATACGCCAAGCTTTTTCCCAACAGGCAGTATTTTGATTACCAGTTATGATAACCTTTCAATCTATCAACAGCGTGGCACGCACCGCCGTCATATCCGTGATGAACCAGAATGGAACAGAACAGCTGATTACCAATCTATCAACGAAAGCTACGTTGTGGAAGATTACCGCAAAGCGGTGTTATTTGACAATGTGACAATGGCAGAATAAGGGGAAATTATGAGCAGTTTAAAACAACACTTTGAACGAGTACAAGCCGAAAAACAAGCTCGCAAGCGTGGCGAAACCTTAAAAATTTCACCACAAAACAAGCCCTTGTTTGACGCAGATGACAGTGAAGAAACTGACAATCCAGACGACTCAAATCCGCTTGAACTCAAATTTTTTAATGATTGGCAACAGTTATCTAATCTGCAATCGCATAGCAAAAAAAATGAATTAAAAGCTGAATTTTTGCCACATTATATCCCCTACATTGAAGGCGTGATTGCCAGTGGGGTCGGTGTGCAAAATGATATGTTGCTGATTTTGATGGTGTGGGCGTTGGACGTTCATGAATTTGGCGTTGCTAGTAACATTGCCGAATTTGCCCTGCTTAATGACATGGCAATGCCAGAGCCTTTTAGCCGTGATGTTGCGACCGTTTATGCCGAAAACCTTGCCAACGAAGTGCTGACCCATAATCTTGTACTTGATAAAGAATTGCTCCAAAAAGCCATTGACATCACCCAAGATTATGATATGCCAGACCCTGTCCGAGCAAAATTGTACCGAGTTTTTGGCGATAGTTTAAAGGCTGATGAGCTAACACAGGCTATCACCGCTTACGAAACAGCGTTAAAACTTGATGAAAAAGTTGGTGTAAAAACCCTTTTAACCAACTTAAAAAAACAACTTGAAATTTAACACATCCCTTCACGGGTGGGGGCTTTTTTATCCAAAAAAATAAACTGGTTGTTTAATTTTTTTTATGATAATTAACTACCCCCAACTTTATCAGGTTTTTGTATGTTAATCAACGAACAAACGACCACGCTTGCCGTGCCAAATTTTGATGAACGACTGCCAAGCGTTAGTACGACCGACTTGATTAATCTCATGCGAGTGGACAAAACGCTTGGCAACGAACGTCTCGCCAATGCGATAAGCCATGCCTATCAGGTGATAAATGGCGAATTGGACAGGTTGTATCCGTCTTGGTTTTTTGGGGGATTGTTCAATCAACATTTGACAAATTTTTTTCAACCAAAAACCCCAAGTATTGATGTCAAATCCACGCATTTTGTGTATTTGTACCGCCAAGCCGTGCTACACGAAGCCACCGCTTTGTTATGCGAACTCCACGCAGATTTTGACACGATTGGACAAGGCTTAGCTAGAGCTGATATTGCCAAACAAGACAGTTTACGCCGTCAAGTTCAGCACTTTATTGCCGACATGACAGGCAAACCACGCAATCGGATTACACTTTTATGAAGCACGCTCGTACCACAAAAGCGGTGATGAATGACACATTAGACAGTATTGCCTACCGATTTTTTGGCGACAAGTCCAATCATTATTTGCCAAAAATCATCTCGCTAAATTCACAGTTTTCACCGTTTGCGATTGTGCCTGTGAATGGGCTGATTGTGCTACCAAAAGATGATGATGTGACGACAAAAGCCGTTATCAAAATATGGGATTAAGGATTTTTATGAAAAACAGTAAAATCAGCCAGTTAAGTTATTTAGTGGGCGTTTTTTTAGCCTTTTGGCTATGGGCGATGAACGCACGAGCCGACACAGCGGTTATCAACCAATTTCCAAGCATTACCCCCAGTATGTTTGTTGCCACATTGGTCGGGGCTATTGGCAGTTATTTGGCATTTGGCGAAGATAAAAAATTCCCCCCTTCTGCCACCGCAGTCGGTCATGTGTTATTGGGCTTTGGAGCAGGGCTATTTTTTACCAAAGGCAGTCTGGAGCTTATGGGGCGTATCAATGCCAGTCATGATATTGTGCTATTTGTTTCGTTTTTGTGGGCAGTTGGCGGTTATTTTATTTTACGTCTTGCCGTTTCTGTTGCCAATTCCGACAAAATCAAAGATTTTTTACCCAACTGGCTTGTCAAAATCTTGGGAAAGGAGTAAATCATGGCAATTTTAAATCTGATATTAATGAGTTTAAGTTTAATGATTTTAATCGGTTTTTTACTGCAGACTCGCAAAAAAGATACTTGTGAATGGTGGGCAATGCGAAGTTTGCTTATCTACAGCATTATTGTCAATGTGTATATGTTGTTTGATGCTTGGGAACTAAAAAATCGTTTGCCGATTAGCCTAATTATGATACAGCTTGGATTTTTTACCCTGACATTGGCGTTATTGCTAGGTTGGCATCTTATGCGACAGCGTACCAAATTGTATAAAAAACAACGTTTTAACCAACGTATTCAAGCCATTTTTAAGGAAACATGATGAAAAAAGCGACCACCGAACAACTGAAATCCCTTGCCGATAAATACGGCATTTCGCTCGCAGGACTGCAAACCATTGTAGAAGTAGAAAGCAAAGGCAAAGCATTTAACAATGACGGTACGCCTGTGATTTTGTTTGAAAAACACATTTTTTACAAACTTTTGAAAAATAAAGGTCTGACCGCTATCCGTGATAAAGCGTTCAAAGAACGCCCTGATTTATGCTACCCAAAATGGCAACGTGGCACTTATGGTTTGCCGTCAAGTCAGCATTCACGCTGTGCGGTTGCCAGCACTTATCACCGAGAAACCGCACTTGAAAGCTGTAGCTGGGGACTTGGACAAATCATGGGTTTTCATTGGTCGGCTCTGGGCTATCCTAGTTTACAGGCTTTTGTCAATGCGATGTATAAAGATGAAATCAGTCAAATTGATGCGATGTGCCGTTTTTTAAAAGCAAATAAAATTATCACGGCATTAAATAATCAAGACTGGCAAAAAGTCGCACTGCTTTACAATGGCAAAGAATACAAAGCCAACCAATATGACACCAAACTTGCCAATGCTTATGCAAAATACAAGGCAAAATCATGAAATATTTAATTGGGCTTAAGAACGATTTAATCCAACAGTTTGATAATTTGACACCAGACAAAGTTACCTTGCAACTGGTGAATGGCGAAATCGGCAAAAACAGCTACACCGTGCAATATATCGCACGCTTTACTCTGCAAGATTGCCGATTAGCCAGTCCTTTTGACGTGTTAATGTTTATCAAAAATTGGTTTAAATTACACCAAAAAGATGAACCTGACCTAAATTTTGACTGCGAAGTCATCGACTTAGAAAGCTATGATTTGCAGATTGATTTAGCCTTGTTTGACAAATTAATGCTGAAAAAAGACGGGACAACCGATATCTGTATCGCCCCAGTATGGAGCGATGAAGCCGATACCTTTATCAGTGGTGCCATTACTGGCTAAAAAGGTGAACAATGTCCGATTTGTCCGCTTTGTCCGCTTTATCTGACTGGGTAAACCAAATTGCTGAACATTTTGACGACCGCCAAAAACGAGTCTTAACTCGCAAAATCAGCCAAGCGGTCAAAAAAAACTGGGCAAAACGTATCCGTTACCAACAAGACCCAAACGGTGCAAGCTTTACCCCTCGAAAAAACCGCAATCGTGGGGCAATGTTTCGCCATGCCCCAAGAATGCTAAAAACCGTGTACAATGCCGAAAAAGCTGAAATCGGCTTTGACGGACGCTATGCAAAAATTATGGAAGTCCACCAATATGGACACACTATCCAACCGTCGCCCAATGCTCGTGAGACAACCTATGACGTGCGAGAGACAGTTGGTTTTAGTGCTGATGATAAAGAAGTGATTAAAAATATTGTAAATGATGTATTTACCAATATTTGATTTTTACAAAAGAGAGTATAATGCAAGATTATCGTTGTAGTGTCTGCGAAAAATTATTGTTTCGCCTTCACGGTGAGGCTGTGGTCGCCGCAAAATGTCCACGTTGTAAAACCTTAAATAGCTTGACTTTGGTCACAAAGCAAGCGAACATCACGAACGCCAATGAGCGTCCTAAACCAGAGCGTCCAGAACGCCCCATAAGAGGACGCAATCATGAAAAAAAACTATCTTAAACCCACTTACAACCCCAAAGGCAACAGCTTTAGCGGGTGGCTTGGTGGCAAGCACAAACTGGCTCGCACGATTATTGATATCATGCCTGAACACAAGCACTATATTGAAGTGTTTGCAGGAGCAAGCTGGGTTTTATTCAAAAAATCACCCAGTTACTGCGAAACCATTAATGATATTAATGGTGAATTAATCAATTTTTATCGTGTGGTTAAATATCACTTTGAAGCTCTTAGCATTGAGTTAGAAAACACGCCGATTAGCCGAGATTTATTCACTTTGTTAAAAAACACTGACCCAAATTCTTTGACCGATATTCAAAGGGCATCACGTTTTTACTATTTGTTAAAACTGGCATTTGGTAACAAATTAACCAATCAATCCTACTCGCCTTTATCAGATTTTCGCCCACGCCTTGATATTGCCAAAGAACTCAAAGAGCGATTATCACAAGTGCATGAGCGACTAAAGCACGTTAATATTGAAAACCTACATTTTAGCCAACTTATCAAACGTTATGACAAAGCTGATGTACTGTTTTACCTAGACCCACCTTATTATCAAACGGAAGATTACTATGGCAAAGATGTTTTTGGTCGTGATGACTTTATTGTTTTGCGAGATTTGTTATTAAATATTAAAGGTAAATTTATCTTATCTATTAATGACTTGCCAGAAACGAGAGCCATTTTTAAAGATTTTTTTATCAGTACAAGACAAATTCGTTGGAGTTTGAACAGTAACGAGATTAAAAGTGATAACAACGGCAAAGAGTTGATTATCACCAATTTTAGACAATAACCCAAAAGTCCGAAACCGCCCTGTTTCGGACTTTTGCCTTTTCCTTTTAGCCTTTCTTTTTGCCATAATAAAATCCTTTTATGGGGATTATTATGCACGCACACCTATCCGACACCCAAAGACGACTACACAACATCGCAACCATTGGCACGGTTTTCGCCATTAACACAAGCGACCAAACCATGCGATTGGATGTAGGAGAGTTACAAACCGACTGGCTACCGATTCCCACCATTTCAGCAGGATTGGTGCGGATTTGGCGTTGTCCGTCCATTGGCGAGCAGTTTTTATTGTTAAGCCTAAGCGGTGATTTGGCAAATGCCATTCCTGTTATCAGTTTGTTTAGCGAACAAAACCCCACGCCCAGTACCGATGAACACGAGATTTTTATCCATTTTAACGAAAGTAACTATTTAAAAATTCATACTAAAGATAGCCACCTACATTTGAATATTGCAACCACCGATATTGATAGTGATGTCAAAATTAATGGCAACTTGAGCGTAACAGGCACAATCCACGCAGACGGTAATATCACCACCGATAACGATGTCATTGCCAACGTATCGCTGAACAATCACACGCATGGCGGTGTACAAGGTGGACGTTCTAGCACAGGCAAACCGCAATAAGGGGCAATATGAGTATTTTTGATGCACAGGGCATGAGTAAAACAACTGGCAAACTTTTGCCCACCGATGAACACCTTCGCCAAAGTATTTTTGATATTTTGACAACACCGATTGGCAGTCGGCTTGTCCGCCGAGAATATGGCAGTTTGTTGCCGTTTTTGCTTGACGAGCCAGTTAATCCTGCTACCAAACTTAAAGTCATGTCCGCCATTGCCACCAGTATTATCAAGTATGAACCACGAGTCAAAATTTCACAGGTTACGCTTGCTATGAATACCGATGCTACCAATACCACAGGCAATGTAGGGCTTGACATCAATCTTGACTTAAAACTGTCTGACAACCGCAGACTCAACACCAGTTTAACCCTTGTTCGTGGAGCGACTTTATGAGCCAAGTTTTTAAACCGATTTATCTTGATGATTTGCCTTATCCCAATGTTTTACAACCGATTGATATTGAAACCACTTTATCGCAAATTAAAACTGAATTATTAAACCATTTTGATGAAAATCATCCTATTCATCAAGCCCTGACCTTAGAAAGCGAGCCTGTCAATAAAGTATTACAAGTGCTTGCTTACAGGCTTTCGCTAAAGGTAGAACACATTAACCAATCCGCTAGAAGTTTGATGTTGGCTTTTGCGACAGAAAGCGACCTTGACCATATTGGCGTAACCTATTATCGTCTCGAGCGAAAACTTATCCAAGCCGAAGACAAAACTATTAATCCACCAAAACCTGCGATTTTTGAAAGTGATGATGATTACCGATACCGCCTTGCTTTATCCATTGAAGCTTTGACACGAGCAGGTTCAGCAGGTAGCTATCAGTTTCATGCCCTATCCGCAAGTCCAGAAGTTTTTAGCGTAACCGTGCATAGCCCAGCACCCACCGAAGTTGATGTATATTTGGCAGGACAAGTACAAGGCGATATTTTAGCACAAACGGGTGAAGTCGGTGTATCTAGCACCGCTATTCACGATGTTAAAAATGTGCTAACGGCTGATGATATAAGACCTTTAACCGACCTTGTGCGTGTGCAATCAGCTACCGCAAAACCTTACCAAATCAAGGCTGTAGTCTATGTCAAAAATGGCTTATCGCCTAGCCTTGTCTTAGCAAAAGGTTTGACCGATTTACGAGCTTATTTAAGCGAAAATTTTAAACCGTCAAATCGTGTCGCAACCAGTCGTATAATTGGTGCGTTGGACGTGAGCGGTGTTAGTCGTATTGAGCTGGTCAATCCGTCTGCTGATGTGTTAGTAAATGTGGGCGAAGTGGCTCAATGCACCGTTTTTGATATCATTGCAAAATCGGAAGGAACCTAATATGAACATTTCTCCAATGAACGTAAACTTAGCCAATCCGCCCATTAGCACCGAGCGAGCCGTGTCACTACTTCCTGCCAATGCCACCAAATTAGAACACAGTTTAGCCAGTATCACCGCAAAAATTGAACCCATTCCTGTGCCATTTTTTAACGTCTGGGATGTGGACAACTGCCCTGATGAATTTTTGCCCTACCTTGCGACAGCGTGGAGCGTGGACGAGTGGAATGATAACTGGACAGCCGACACCAAACGAGCGGTTATCAAAAATAGTCTGTGGGTACACGAAAGAAAAGGCACACTCGGAGCGGTAAAACGAGCCTTATCCGCCATGCAGTACGACACCAAAATCATAGAATGGTGGCAAAAAAATCCGCAAGGACGTGGCGGTACCTTTAGCATTGAAGTCGCCCCAACCACAGGCGTGATTGCCGATAGTATTCTGCAAATTAAAAATGTCATTGATGCCGTCAAACGCCTATCCGCCCATTATGATGTGTATATTGGTGTAACCACTTTGGCAAATATTCATGCAGGTGGTGTTAGCTTGGTCGGCGTTGAATTTGTTATCACCAATTGACCGAAACAGGGCTGTTTCGGACTTTTGCTTGTTTTAAAACAAAAATTTTTTTGTCAAAATGATCGTAATTTTATTTAACAGGAAAATCCTATGTCTCAACAACCACAAGGCGTTATTGCCATTTTTGATACCACACAAATTCCTGCCGAAGGCTTTATTGCTTTAGAAAAAAAAGAGCAAGGGCAAACCGTTTTACCAAGCCATATTGTACTACAAAACCAAGCCAATAATGCCAAATTAGCCCTAAATGACGGTCTTTTACGCACTTGTCAAGACAGCATTAGCCTTTATTTTGCAGGGGGAAATGCCAGTTTATATATCCTAAAAAACCCTGTCAAACAAGCCAGTGAACTTACCAAAGATAATGTCATTATTGCCTATCAGCTTACCCAAGCGGGTATTTATATTTTGAAAAAATTAAATAATCATTATCAATTTACTTTACAAACCAATATTGCTGTGATGGAATTATAATCATGTCGCACCAACTTTTTTTGACCGAGCTTGGCAAACAAAAATTAGCATCACTTGCCACAAAGGGGCAGGGCAATCCATTGACGATTACCGAATTTGTCGTGGGTGCTGGCATTAATGTAGATTTTAGCAAACGTCTGGGCCGCCAAACTTTGGTTGCCAAAAAATATCAAACCACCGTGCAGGACGTGGTACAGCTCTCCCCAAATCAGTACGAAATAGCTTGTATTGTTCCCCATGATGTTGGTGGTTTTGCGATACGAGAAATCGGACTTATCGCCGATGATGGCACGCTGATGTGGGTTGGCAGTCTGCCTGAAGTACAAAAACCCACGACTGATAGTCTATCGGTGGTGGATTACCGCATTAACTGTATTGTCAGTATTGACGATGCCAACGTTACCTTAAGCGTGGACGGCAACGTCGTTACTGCGACCAAAAAATGGGTGCTAGATACCGTGGGCGACAGCGTGAAACTTGAGATTGAAAAAATCCGTGAACAGTTAGAACGCCAACGCATTCCCATTTGGGGCTTATTGATTACCCAACATCACTATGATAACAGCGATGCTATCGTTGCCGAGCTTGGATATGGTAACTGGATACGCACCGCACAAGGTAAAGCGATTGTCGGACAAAATATCAATGCAACCGATTGGACAGCAGAGCTTGGGGCAGTTCATCAATATGCGACAGGCAATGACGTACGACAAGCCCAAATCTTTGCGGTATGGCAACGTGTGCCTGATGACTATGTACCGCCAGTTTTCCGTGTTTACTGGACATCGGACGAGCAGGGCAATAACCAAACTAGCCAAATCAACGAAGGGCAAAAAGCATTTTTATGGGCGGACGTGGCAAATTTAACCACGCCACAGCCGATCGGGGGTGTGATAAATGGTGATAAGCAAAGTAGCATTAGCATTGCAGGCGGTCGTTTTGATTTTCCACCAACGCTTGACAATGGTAAAACCAAGCTCGGTGAATATGCTCCAACCAATATTGATAAAGACTTAACGATTAGCATGGGGATTAGTCTGCCTAATGATGAGCAGGTTTTGGCAGAATTAAGTGTTAAAAATGATGTGGGGAATGATTTCTATGGCGATATTCACATTTCTTTGGACTATCGTGTACAAGGTATGGGGGATGAGATATGGAAAGAACATAGCCAAAAGATAGGTGGTTGGACAACAGTACACCCTATTTTTAGCAAAACAGATGAAAGAAACTTAGCCCAAGCACTTGAATATGATAGTAACAATAAACGTTATTTAGTATTAAAAACTCTGCAAAAAGCATGGGTGGCAGATGAAAT